TAAATAACTTGGTCGCCCACAAAGAAAGCTATCGGACCAGCACCGAAGTCAACTGTACCTGCAACATTACATAAGTAAACATCTCCTTGATTGCCTGTACCATTTACAAGGGTTGGTGTGTTAGTTGCAGCGTTCCAAGTACCAAGGTACTCCATAACGCTATTTGGTAACTGAGCAACTAATATCTTACCATTAGAATCAAGCTTTGGTACACCATTAGCCACATTAAAAGCTACAGAACTTAATACCCCACTTGTGCCAATAATGACATCTTGTAAATCCCTAACTTTCGCACCTCCAGTAATCTGTATTTGTTGACTCATTCTATTTCTAATTAATTATTTTACAATCATTCTGACAAACTCATCCACTTCTAGTGGTCTTGCCGTTGCAAAGGTAAGAACTCCTGTGGCACTATTAAAGCTAACATTCTCATCCGTTGGTACACCACTTGTAGCTATTGCTCTAACCTCTACACCACCTCTTGTAACCGATATACAAGTAGATCCGATTGCCCCTGCGAATGTTACACTTGTTTCACCACCTGCTGCCGTATAAGAAAAACTATTCACGCTTGAAGTTGATATTGTAGAACCTCCGTCTATAACTTGAGTTCCTGTTATTGAATAAGCACCTGTTCCTTGTAATGCCAATGAATAAGTAGATGCACCCTCTACAGGAGCACTTAAACTGATTGATGTGATGTTAGCCGTTCCACTTACTATCGAATATCCGTAAGTACCACTAGCATCTGCATTGTCATTGTCTATAGAGAATCTAACATCTATCGAGGCTCTGTTTAATTGCTTCTGCATTAAAGCAAGATAGGAGTAACCACTTAAGGCTATAAACCCATCACAATTAACAGTCCATGAAGTAATGTCATTTTTAAACTCTCTGAACCAAGCTGAGGTTTGAGAGGTTACTTCTACTTGTTCAGTAGATGCCTCAAATGAGCAACTTGTAGAAGCTCCCATTGGAGTTCCTAGTGGTATGGTTGTAGTTACTTGAGCTGGATTGCTAGATTGGGTATAAAGAGTAATTTGGTTAGTAGTTGTACCTGCGTAAATAACCTTAATTAGAAGCCTATCTGTGGCAGCTATAGTCGTTTGAGTGACTGTCATCGCCGTAGAATATAAGGTCTTTGGTAGGGCTGTAAGAGTGGTTGCTGCCGATGTGAACAATAAGGTAGCAACACTACCGTTATATTTATATAATTCGTACTGAACTTGAGCACCTGCAAAGGCAGTTAAAATAGAATAGTAAGCACTAAAAGTCCAAGTACCTGCTGGTATGGTTGTTACACCAGGATCAAGAGCATCGGTAATAAACGAAGCTATTGTACCTGCTCCTGTTTTATTAAAGTCAACTGAAGTACCTGCTACTTGGCTTCTGCTTAATTCCTTACACACAATACTATCAAAAGTGCCTTGTGCAGTACCTCCATTAAAGTAATAGATAGCGTTGCTATCATATTCATATAAGACTATATTCGTTCCGTTTATTACTGATGCCATAATTAAAATATACTTGTTTGAGGAATGTATTTATTTACTCTTGTGCACTCAATCTCTGTATTAGATATCTGTAACAATGTAGCACTTGCCGTATTGGATGGGTACGATATTGTAGCGTTACCTAACATATAAGATTTTGAGCTAATGTTTATACTTGCAGGATCTGTGTCTGTTGCAAAAATAAGCTTTGATGCGTTTAGTGTTCTATGGTTGGTATTTGAAGTATAAAACTCACTTAAACTGCAATCCACATTTATTATGTTTAATGCGTATGTATTTACATACTGCTGAACAATTAATTCAGCTAATGTAAAAAACTCACCTGATGGATCAAACCCATATCTATACCAACCTGATGCAATAGATTTATCGGTTAGTACAAGAGAGCCTTTTGCTGAAGGATAAAAAGAGTCACCGCCACCACTACCATAAGGTAAGCTTATTGTTTTTGTATATTGATCAGTTTCAACTAATGTTCCTGTAAGGTCATAGGCAGAAATAAGTGACTTTATTTTTAATACAAAGTTTGTTAATGTTACAATGCTAATGCCTTCAGATATTCTATATGCAAAGCTAAGAGAACCAGAGCCTGGGAATATTGCCGTTTTTAAGTCTAACACAAAGTCCTCTGATGCTCCAGTTGTTTTAGGATTAAAAACAGTATATGATGTAGCCGTTGTTTGCCATTCAGCATCATTGTTTAAATAATATATTAAAGAACCTGTGTTTATTGTAATATCTATAAAGCCTATAGCCGCAGCTTGAGATGGTGCACCTGTTAAAATATTTAATTGCAATGAATCCCCTGTTGTTACATAAGCATTAGAATTAGCATCTAATGTTACCGATGCAGTTCCTGCTGGGCCACCTGATGGGGCATTTAATTCAAAAAAGAAAGAATCGAAAGTAAGATTTGTTTGCAATGTACAACTTCCATCTCCAGTTGACGCCCTTGTCCAATATGTAGCCTCTGTTCCATTATTATCTTTTAAGTCACCATTTGGAAGATAATTATCAGCAATTTCTACACTACCTTCTGCTATAATCTTATAAAACCCTTTCTTTATTACCTTAAGTTGACTATTGTCAATAAAATATAATCCTGATGTATTGCCCACATATGGCTGAATAATAGAAGATGTGTTTATTATATTACCATCCCCATTATTTACCCTAAGTCCCGTAGGAGCATATTCTGAATAATAAGCGTTAATAGTTGCAAATTCATTTATAGCAACTATCCACCATTTGGCTTTAGCTTGAAATATTCTACAACCAAAAGAACTTGCTATGTTAGAAATAATATCTAAGCAATTAGTATAATTGTATTCATCTTCTAAAAGTGACCTATAATTTAAACAAGCTTGGTCAAACGGATCTGCATATAACTGAGTAGCTCTAGTGTACATACCAACTGAATAATAAGAACACATTGTTATATAATTCCTATCATTCTTAAAACCAATACTATTAAAACAAGCCCTAAAAATATCTTTTAAAAGGATTATATCATTTACACCATAATTAGCATTCTCTGATACGAACTTTATATCCTTAAGCATACCTAACCCATCTGTAGCATTAAACGCTGCTATCTTTCTACCTGTAGAATAAGATATCTGAACATCATCATTTATCACAAAACCAACCCATTCTATAACAGAATTTACATACATTTCAACATATGTAAATCTATCATCGATATTAGTAAAGTTTATAATGTCAGATAAGTCATCAGTAAAGTCAATAGTTATTCCTAATTGTGAGGCTATTATAGGCTCATACGGATCATCAGAATTTGGTATATACTGTAAGTTAACATCAACCCCTTGAAGGTCTATAATAGCACCTGCATAGTTATCTTGCCATATCTTAAGCTCTACATCTTTGTTTGCTCTTGTTGCAAATAATACTGAATATTTTTGTCCGTATGCCATTATCCTCTTCTAAGTTTTAATGATGAATTAGACCTTTGTATAGCCAAAATTAAATCATTGCCTCTTAATACAAACTCTCCACTTCCCCCACCGCTTCCAATCATTGATTTAAGCTTATCTAATGGAGCAACTACTTCAGGATTCGTTTTAGCACCTGGATACTCACCCATTAATCCCATTGTAGGCCCACTAACTATACCACCATTAGCGAATAACTGAGAACCTAATCCCATACCACCGCCAACTAGGTTGCCAAACATTTTTAATGCCCCACCGGCTTCAGCTAGTTTGCCTTGCCCTCCTGGCAATAAAGCTATAATAGTAACTGCAATAGCTGCTGCTATGGCTACCTTAATTAACTTTTTAATTATGTCCTCAAATGCTCTTGATAATACTTCTCCTATACTTGCTCCTTTTTCTAATAACATATCTAAAGCAGGGCCTAATGCGTTCATTAAACCAATGCCTATTTTAAGCAACTCAGCAGTAACTGCTTTTGTTTCTGCTAAAACTGTTTCGTTTGATTTTTTTCTAAGCTCTAATATTGCATCTATGTATTCAGATAGTTTTACACTTCCATCCATAAAGCCTTTATCTAATGCCATCCGCATATTCTCTTCAGCTAACTTTATTTTATCAAAACTACCCTCTGCTTCACTTACTTCTAATTGGTATTGTTCCCTTAAAAAAGCAACTCTTTCTTTTGATGCTTTCTTTTCATAAGCCATCTTATCATTAAAGGCCTTAGCTGCGTTTGATGGATCTAATTCAGGCTCTGCTATATATTTTGTTTCACCACCAGATGCTGCTAATCTTTTAGCTACATAAAGAGCCAATTTATCTGCTTCTTTTTTAGCATTTTCTAATTTTTTCTTTGCAGCGGCAGCTCCTTTATTTTTTTTATCATCACCAGTATCACCTAAATCAATGGCAGTCGTTTCAGCACTTGTATATATCTTTTGTAGTCTATTTAATTCTTTATCTATTGAGTCTACAAATGATTTTATGGCATTTTCTTGATCCCTTATTCCGCTAACACTAGCATCAATTAATCCTTTTAAATGTTTTGCAGATGATGGGAATTGTCTTACAAAGTTTACTGCTGCTTGAACTCTTGCAGTTTTTTGTAGTGCTAGTTGATAAAGCTCTTCATCTTTTGCAAACTTTTCAGCAGCTAATTTATTTATTTTACTTGCTACTGCGGTTGCTTTTGCTCTTTCAATTATTGCTGTTTTTACGCCATCTGTGGCTTTAGAAACATCTCCATTAAGTATTTTTTCTTTATCTAAATTGCCAAAATATGAAGGATATTCATCTTGTAAGCTTTTAACCGCTTTTAATCTTTTTTGCATTGAAATCTCTTGATTCTTTGCAATAGATACCAATGCGTTCATTTTAGCTATCTCCTCACCTGCCGAACCCATTGAAGATTTAAGTGTTTCATTATATTGCTTCTGAGCTTCATTTAAAGCATTTGTGGCATTCTTTGTTTTAAACAAACCAGCATCCCATGCGGTAAATAAAGCAATAACTGCTGAACCAACTAAATATAATGGCCCTGCCATTCCTGCTATACCACCCATTAATGCAGGCAAGTTGTTTTGAATACCTCTAAAACCATAAGGCAAATCTTGTATAACTAATGCAAGATTAGTCCATTGCATATTAGACTTCTTTACAGAATTTCCTACGGCTGCACCTGTCTGTGCTGCTTTTGTTTGTGCAGTAGATAGTTGATTCATACTAGCAGCTAAATCATCTACACTTTTCTTAGTAAACTTTAAATCTAAATTATTATCCTTTAAATATTGGCTAAGCTTCTTTGCTGATGCAGGAACATTTCCTAGATCAAAGTCAAAGACTATTTTAACCATTTGATTATCTGCCATTATCTTATCGGTTTAGCGATTTTGTATTTATTTAAAACTTCTTCTAGTTCTTCTTCTGTCATCACTCTTTGCTTTACAAAGTTACGAGTATCGCAGTCTAATTCAATAAGCTCTTGCGGCTTAACTTTCTTGCCTTTAGGTAGCTGAATATTGATTAGTAAAGTTGTCTGCCATCTAGTTCTAATCCACTTCTGCTCTTCTTCGTGCCTATATCCATACCACACAAAATCTAATTCAGCCATGGTCATCTCCCAAAACAAATGGGGAAGCACTTTGCACTCCCCCATTGTATATCTTTCTATGTCAATCCACTCTAATTTTTTTTTACTTCATCCTTTTTACTTGACTTTGTTGGCTTATCTTCTATATTGCTATTCATGCTATCTGAAAGTGCAGTCATTATTTCTTGAAACTTTTTACCTCCCATTCCACCAATATCATCTATCCAATCACATACTTCCATTTCTGTAAAACTTGGAGTGATTCCTTGAGAATATAATGGATATTCAGCAGCCGATTTCAGTAAGTTAACAATAGCATCAAGTGTATCTTTACCACTTAAAGCCTCTCCTATGTCAGAAGGCCCTATCCCTTGTAATTGACAGAATCTTTTAAGACTCCAAGTGCAAAAACGCATCGGTATCTTCTTTCCATCGGAAAGAGTTAATTCAAATTGTCCTCTCATATGTTTGGTTTTTTTGGTTTGTTTTTACTATGGGTTTTGAGAGATAGTCAACGGCCCTGTTCCTTTGAAAGAAACTGAGTAAGTTACTGGATTCTCCATATCAGCGGTCACATCTACACTTTCAATGAAAGCATATCCTTCATAATAAGTATCACCTGGAACTGGAGTTACACCTGGAGTTGGACTTGTACCATTATTAATTGTAGTAAATTTAACTAAAACCGCAGTTCTTTGAAAAGCTAAATTAGATAATTCAGTTGTGCTAATATAAGTAGCAACCGAACCAGGTACTACTGTAGCCAATCCATCAGTTGTTAAAGACCATGATTTTTGTCCACCAATTTCTTCAGCCCATCCTAAACTTTGTTTAGTAGAAGCATCAGGAGCATCGATAGCCATGCTCAAAGAACATGAAGTAGCAAATCCTATTACTTCAGCTCCAATTAGAACTACTAATGAAGTTCCGTTAAATACACTTGTTGTTGCCATTTTATTTTATTTTTATATTATGTTAATTGATTCACGAAATGATCCATTGTTATTACCCTTCTAAACACATATGCCTCATCCACATAGTCAAAGGTAGCAATATTACTAGCAACCTTACAAGTGACTATTTTAAAGTCAGGTGATGTATCAGGATAGTTTGGTGGTCTAACACCTATTATTTCTAATAACTCATTTGCATAAGTATCAACAGTTTTCTGTCCTACTTCTCCTGCTTTAAAAGTCCTATAAACTATGTCAAATTGGATAGTAACATTATAAGCAAAGCTTTGTTTATTACTATTGTCCACTTGTGTCTGACTACTGATAATCAAAAAAGGCGGTTCTACTGTGTCAGGTGCTATGGTATCATAGGCAGCTAATGAGTAGGAAGCCGAGATAAACTTATCGTAATAAGCTTTCCTTAATGTATATCCGCAATCCTTCATTTTGGTACAAATTTAATGAAATATATTTATATCTTAACAGACTTCAATTTCTTAATCATAGATGTAAAGACTTCGCTATAAGCACTAAACATATATGGCCTGTATGGAACACCTATTACCTTCTTTGATTTTTTAAATGTTAGAGCATATGCTTCTAAATCGGCCATGTTTACATTTGGGTAAACAGGTATCTGAAATCTTGTTCCTGTTCCAAACTCCACATAAGGAGCATATCTTACATTCGTATTACCTGCACTTACACTAGCTCCTTTGCCTGGTTGATATTTAGCGTGTCTAATAGAAGCCTTTAAAGCTCCTGTTTTTACTGCTACTTGTTGCTTTGCTTTAGCTGTTATTTCTATAACTGCTGCATCAATAATAAGCTTAGACTCTTCCATCATCTTTTGAGGAGATGCCTCAAGCCTCTTGATTATTGCATCAGCACCATATATCTTTACTCCAAACTTTGCCATTACTTAAGTGTTGCACAACCTATTAAATAATATTGATTCAAGTCAGCTTCGTTGATAATAGAGTTAATCATATAAGTCCTTGACTTCCAAGTTATTACAAGAGCATTAGTAAATGTTTTGCCTGTTGTATATCTGATCCTAAATGTAGCTCCATCGTTAATACTATCCTTCCCTGCTATATTAGTCCTATAATTGGTATTAGTGACCAATTCAGCCCAGCAAGTGTAGTATGGTACTAAAGTATTCACAAAGCCTCCTGCACTATCAGAAACGCTTGTTTTAGTATTAAATGTAATCCTATTTTTTAATTGTCCTATCATTAGAAGATAATACTTACCCTTTTGTAAGGTTTCATTAGTTCGTAAGCCGTTGTTAAGTTAGCTGAAGGCTTAGAGCTTTCAACACTTGATTCTCTGTATTCGTATAGGTCACCTACCATCTTCAACAAAGCCGTTTTCATAGACTCTGGAGTAGTGGTATATCCACAAGTATAAGTGAATCTAAAGTCACTCATAATAGGGGAAGTGAAATAAACCTTTTTGTAGGTATCACCTATAACCCTATAATCTCCAACTACCATTGCTACCCAAGCAGCACCATCCCAATATTCTACTAATGAAATAGTGTTAATAGGTGCATAAGGAAGCTCAATAAACTCATCTACATAAGCTACCACCTTTAGGGTTCTAGCAGTCATAGCAACCGAAGCATACTGCTCTAATCTGATTCTAGCAGTATCTATTAGGCTTTGAATCAAGGTATCATCCTCACTATAATCTACCCTTAAATAATCCTTTGCTGCTTGTAAGGTAACTATTG